GTCAATAACAATTTATTGGCACAACGGGCATAACACCGAATTGCGCGACTCTCTAAAGAAACTTCCTATGAGCGTTCGTCGCGTTGCTAAATCCTTTGGTTTGGAAATGTCTAAAGGTGAACTTGATTATGAACTTGACAGACCTATAGGTTGGGAAATAACTCCCGAAGAAGAAGATTATCTTCGTCGCGATGTTTCTATCATCGCTCAAGCAATGAAAGAGGTTCACGATGCGGGTATGAAGCGCCTTACTGTTGCTTCTGACAGCATGGCAGAATATAAAGATATTGAAGGATCAAGACGATTTAATAGGTTTTTTCCAGTATTGGGGTATGATATGGATATGGAAATTCGACGCGCATATAGAGGCGGCTTTACTTATGCAGATGAGCGTTTTAAAGGCCGCATTGTAGGATCGGGCATTGTTCTTGATGTTAACAGTCTTTACCCATCTGTAATGATGAATAATATTCTCCCTTATGGAATGCCGGACTTTGTACGCGGCAAAGTAGAGCCTACAAAAGATTACCCTCTAACAATATTTACAGTTACCTTTACGGCAACTCTAAAGCCTAATCACATTCCCTGCATTCAGATTAAGGGTACTAACCGCTTTATTGGAACTGAATATCTAAAGGTGATTGATGAGCCTACAACGCTTACAGTTACCAATGTGGACTGGGATTTGTATAACGAGCATTACGATATTGTCGTAATTGCCTACGATGACGGTTGGCGTTTTAGAGGTCAGAGAGGAATGTTTGATGACTATATTAATAAATGGTCTGAGATTAAAGCTAATGAAAAAGGTGGAAAGCGAGAAATCGCCAAACTTCATCTTAATTCTCTTTACGGCAAATTCGCCAGCAACCCAAACGTCACAAGCAAAAACCCAATTCTCAAAGACGGTGTTGTCAAACTTGTACGGGGTGAATCCGAAACACGCGATCCGGTATATACCGCCGTGGGCGTATTCATTACTGCGTACGCGCGCGATCTTACCATTAGGGCGGCACAGGCAAACTACGATGTTTTCGCATATGCGGATACAGATTCCTTGCACCTTCTACAGCCTGATGTTCCTGATGCTATTGAAGTTCACCCCACGAAACTAGGAGCATGGAAATTCGAGTATGCTTTTGAGAACGCCTACTATATTAGACCTAAAGCATATCTTGAGCGTATGACTAGCGAAAATAAGCACGAAGACGAGTGCCCGAAAGATTGTGACATTAAACACAACTATGTTAATCGCATTGCTGGCCTCCCTATTCACATATCTAGTGTTCTTAGTTTTGATGATCTTGTTGAGGGTAAAGTTCTTCACGGCAAACTCAACCCTCGCGCGGTGCCTGGCGGTGTGGTTCTAAAAGATGTGCCATTTGAGTTGAAATTGAGTTGACGCATACCTCCCCACGTGCTATGCTTGATTCATACAGGGGATGCCAGTTCAGACGGCATATAACAATAAACTGCAAACTAAACCCCTCCCAAATCGTCCCGATCATCGGGCAAACTAAAGGAGAATGATTATTATGACTGGTGCCATTACTTTTAGCGAGTTTGTTGCTCCCGAGAAGGAAAACCCTTACACCGAGACTGTTGCACAGCATATTGCGGCGGCTGAGAAGAATCCCAACGCGGCGGTTGTTCTTGAGGCCGATGTTAATGACATTGCTAAGGAGCAGTTTAAGTACCAGCGCGCGGCTAATGCGGCCGGTAAGACTGCAAAGATCCGTCTTACGGATAAGTCGGGCGTTAAGCAGGGTAAGCCGGATGCTGATGGCAACATTCCCGAGACGGGCAATGTGAAGGTTACTCTTACGATTACTGCACTGCACAAGGCTCGTCGCCGTAAGAAGGGTGATGCGGCTGAGGTTCCGGCAGAGGATGCCGCGGTTTAATAACAGAATTCATCGGGCTTGTCCACTTGTGACGACCTTTTGGGCACATTGGGCCATGCCAATGCAACCGTTGGATCGGCTGGCATGGTATCATAGGTTTGCAACCTGCTGATGCGTTCAGGGGATGCCCGATGATAGAGGGGAGGTAGCCATAATGCTACCTCCCCTCGTTTTCTTTGTAAAGGAAATTTCATTGTGACTAATCCATTTGAAGACTACATTAATTCTCTTGAAGGTAAAGAGGACATTAATCCTATTGAAGTTGCGAAAGACCTTTTCGGGCTTCATGCACAGGAAATTGGCACTAGAGACGCAAAGATTGAACAGTTGAATTCTGGCATTGCCGATAAGGATGCTGAGATTGCTAACCGCGATATTCAGATCCGCGATTGGAAGGCTATGAATTTGGATCTTTCTTTGCAGTTGCCTGGCAGTAACGATAATGCTAATAATGAGCGCGTTGAGGGCGAAAAACCTGACGGTTCAACTATCCGCATTAGCGATCTTTTGAACCCTAACGTGAGGAATCCTAGAAATGCCTAATGACGTTCGCCCTATTGTTGAGGGCTTTGATAATGTGGATTGGATGAATGCAATCCGCAACGATCTCGGATATGACTATCAGAGTCGCATTCCCGAGGTCACGCAGGCTAATATTAAGGAGACGGTTGCTAATCTTTGGCAGCAGAAGTCGCTTCTTAACCAGTTTGTTGATGCTCTTGTTAACCGTATCGGTCTTGTCATCTTTGCCGATTGGTCTTGGTCTAACCCTCTTGCACCGCTTAAGCGCGGTATGCTTGAGTTTGGTGACACCATTGAAGAGATCATGGTGGGACTTATTGATCCCGATGTTTATGACGCAAACCGTGATGAAATGGAGCGTGAACTTTTTGGTGCTAAGAGTCCCGAGGTTCAGGCATCTTATCACAAGGTAAACCGCGAAAACCGTTATAAGCTCACTGTTCGTGACGTTGAACTTCGTAAGGCTTTTACTAGTTCTAATGGTCTTACTACGTTTGTTACTCAGTTGCTTTCCGCGGCACAGAAGTCGGATCAACTTGACGAGTTTACGCTTATGGCGGGGCTTTTTAAGGTGATGGACGAGGCCGCTGGCGGTTTCTTCAATGTTCAGATTTCTGATATTGGTGATGAAGAGTCTACTCCCGAGCAGAGTAAGTACGCTCTTCGCCGTATGCGAGAATTTGGTCATACTCTGGCTTTCCCGTCGCGTAATTACAACGCGGCGCGTATGCCTATGGCGATCAACCCTGATGATCTGATTCTTTTCACTACTCCGCAGGCACAGGCGGCTATTGATGTTGAGGCTCTTGCGGGCGCGTTCAACATTGAAAAGGCCGAGTTCGCTAAGCGTACTTTTGTTCTTCCTGCTGAGTATTACGGTATTCCCGGCTTCCAGAATCTTCTTACCACTAAGGAATTCTTTGTTGTTGCCGACTACCTTATGGAGACTACTAGCCTTGCTAACCCGTCTTCGCTTCTCACTAACTACTGGCTTCACCACCACCAGGTTATTAGTGCTTCGCGTTTCGCGCCGGTTATCATGTTTAATAGCCTTCGTGAAAGCACCGATCTTAACCGTGTAGAGTATGAGGTGACTGCTATTAGTTCCTTCACCATTACCGATGAAGACGGCGCTACTCAGGCAACTAACCTTAAGCGTGGCGAGAACTATAACGTTATTGTTGAGGGTGTTACCAACCCTGTTGGCGGCCCTCTTGGCGCTGTTGATCTTGTTGTTGAGGGTAACACTTCTACCCTTACGCGGATTACAAATGGCGGCGTTCTTAAGGTTGGCATTAACGAGACGGGGCAGACTCTTACGATCCGCGCCATTTCTGTTAATGATGACGGCTATCCGAACGCGGCCGTTCAGGCTACTACCACGCGAACGATTGTTGGAGACGGCGCGCACTATTGGCCCGACCCTCGCCCGATCAACGATGCCGACAATGACGGCACCGAAGAGACGGTGTTTAACGCTCCCGTTGAAGATCCTGATAATGTTGTCACGGTTGGCGACATTGATGGTGGACAGTGGCGAAAGACGATTAAGGAAGCGGTTACGTTTACTGCTTCTGGCAATGTTGTTGGTGCTCCCAAGCACGGCGCTGATGCTGGTGATATTGTTGTCTTTGGCACCATTACCACCACTACTGGTGTTACTGCTGGCACCCAGTATTATGTTCGTAGCGCGGGGCTTACTGACGATGCGTTTACGTTCTCTGCAACGCCTGGCGGTGCGGCTGTTGTCCTTACGGGTAACGGTTCTGCCGCTAGCGCCCGCTTTAACATTGAGCCTAATTCGGTTCACACCATCGCTGGTCAGACTGATATTGACGTTGTTGCAACGTCCGGGTTTGAACTTCCCAGCGGCACTACGCTTTGGTCATTCGATAACTAAAGCATAAATTATGTGGGGAGCGGTTAAATAGCCGCTCCCCACATTCCCGAATTTAAGGAAATTATTGTGGGCGAAGGCATCACGGGCAGACCTAATGAATATGATTTTGGTCTTGAATTTGATTATGCGGTTTGGCCTAAAGATACGCAAATTGATCTTGTTAACGTTCCTTGGGATAACAACTATCGTGATGTTGTACGTTTTGGAACCCCGCAAAATCCTCAGTCACTTGATTCATATATTGACTCTTTGAATGGTGCCGGTATTCGGCTTACCAAACTTTCTTATGTTAAGCCTAGCGAACCTATTAGAGTTAACATTCCTCACAACCGCGCCATTAAGTATAACTATCTTCGCGCGAAGAATCCCGTTCAGCCTGTTCCTGGCAACGATGAGATTAAAAACTACTACTACTTCATTCTTGATGTTCGCTACATCGCGCCCAACACAACTGAACTTGTTTTGCAGTTGGACGTGTGGCAGACTTATATCTATGATATTACTCTAGGCCGGTGCTATGTTGAGCGCGGCCATGTCGGCATTGCTAATCAAAAACAGTTTGATAATTATGGTAGGGATTATCTAACCGTTCCCGAAGGTCTTGACATTGGTAGCGAGTACACTGAAGTTGCTCTTCGCCAGGTTAACCCTATGAACTTTAATAATGCTGATATCATGGTTGTTTCTACAACTGATCTTCTTGCAGAATCAGGCACAGTTGCCAATCCCGTTCTTACTTCTGCACCAGGATCTATTATTAGCGGAACGGTGTCGGGCGCTTCAATTTATATTTGGGAAAACCCTTCTCTCTTTTCGCAATGGCTTGCTTCTATGAAACTTAAGCCTTGGGTAACGCAGGGCATTATTTCAATTACAATGATCCCTTCTATTGAGCGCTACTTCACCGACTATAGTTATGATGGTGACGGCATTGAACCTAGCACCCCTCCGCCCGGGCCGATTGAGCGTATTAAATCTAATCTTTGGCCCGATTGGCGCACTCACATTGTTGAGGGCGATGTTTGGACAAGCGGCCTTCCCATTCGGTATAGGCATCTTCTTAAGTTTTTGACTTACCCGTTTATGGCTATTGAGTTTACTACTTATGCTGGTGCTTCTGTAATTCTTAAGCCCGAGTCATGGCGTAGTAAAGATGGTGGCATTATTGAAATGGCTAACATTGTTCCGCCTAGTCAAAAAGTAGGCTTTATGCCTCAAGACTATAACGACAATGCTAAGCCGTTTTATGACGGTTTCGACCATTCCGGCGATTTTGTTAACGTTGCAATTTGGATCAACAATTTCCCAACACTGCCGATTGTTAATGATGGGGCCATTAATTACATGGCTTCTAATCGTGCAACTATTGGCTGGCAGAAAGCCAATGCTGAATGGACTCAAAACCGCGCATTGGGTATGGCACAAGGAAACTATGACGTTGCAAGTGGCGGAATGAATGCGACTCGTAGTCTTAACGATATTTCTGTTTCTGCCGATCGCGCACAACAGGCTAATGCTAATCGCACTCAAGCCGCTCAAGCAATTGTAGGCATGGTAGGCAGTGCCGCTGGGGGTGCCGCTTCTGGAGTTGTTTTTGGGCCTCCCGGAATGATTGGCGGCGGTCTTGCCGGAACAGTGCAGGGCGCTGCTAATGGACTTAATGCTGCTATTGGTATTGCTTCTAATGATGAGGCGCTTGCTATTCGTACTGGTGCCTCTCGTTCGAGCACAGACACTAATGTCTCTCAGCAGGGTCTTGTTAGAGACACTAATAAAAACCTTGCTGATTGGGCGGCGCGCGGCGATTACGCTCAGGCTATTGGCGGCATTAATGCCCGCGTTCAAGATGCGGCACTAACTCAGCCTAGTATGAGCGGCGCGGCGGGCGGCGAATTTTTCAACCTTGTTAATCAAATGGTTGGTCTTTACGCTAAGTGGAAGATGCTTGATTCTGCCAACATGAAAATTATCGGTGAATATTGGCTACGCTACGGCTACGCTATTAGATCTAATATGATCCCACCATCTTCACTAATGGTGATGACAAACTTTACCTATTGGAAAATGGTAGAAACTTACATTTCATCCGCAAACGTTCCAGAAGGATTTAAGCAGGCAATTAGAGGTATTTTTGAGAAAGGTGTTACCGTGTGGGCAAACCCCGCAGATATTGGCTTTATTGATTGGGCCGACAATGCGCCACTTACAGGGGTGACTTACTAATGAGTGCTAACAAGCGCGGCGGTGGCGCCGATTCTATTTATAGTAATCACCTTCTTGGCCAGTATGCTAATAACAATGCTGTTAATCGCCAGTCTAAGATTATTAGAATTCACGAGTCAACTCTTAGTGAAATGGCAATGAACCGATTTGAATGGAAAGGACTTCCCGACTCAATTAATCAGCGCTTTATTGAGCAGTGCCTTTTCTTTAATGGTCTTTCAGTTGTTTACTTTGATCGTCGCTACGATGCCATTCTTGCTGTTCGAGGGTCTGGCCAATCTTATGTAAACGCTTTTGATGAGCCGGTTGCTTTTAATGTTATTGCGCCAGGATCGCCGCCACTTGCAGACCCCAATCTCGGAGGATATGCTAAGCCTAATAGCATTAAAGCCTATCAGCCCCAATCTCACGCAGATTTTACTAAAGAGAAGTTGCAGGATTATTGCGTGCCTATTTGGACAAATTATCTTCGTTTTCCTGAGGTTGAAATTGTCCAACTTTATGCGTACCGGCTAGGCATTATTGATCGCACTCTTGAAATTAATACTAAGAATGCAAGACGTAATAAGGTTCTCGTTGCCAGCGAAGAGACTAAACTTACGATGGTGAACATCAATAATGAAATTGATAAGGGCTCTGAAATTATTCAGGTTACAGCACCCTATCAAGATATGGAAGAAATCAAGACTATTGATCTCGGCATTCTTCCTGACTCATATGAGAAACTTGCTCTTCTAAGAACGCGCATTTGGAACGAAGTTATTATGCTATTTGGCATTGACGGTTCTAATCAGGATAAGAAAGAGCGACTTGTTGCCGCCGAAATTGGTGCAAACGATTCTCAGGCTGACTCGTTTAGGTTTGTCGCACTAAATGCCAGACAGTATGCCGCTGAACAGATTAACAAGGTTTTTGGCACAGATATTTCTGTTGACTTCCGCGTTGAAAATGAAAAGAAAGAGGCACAGGAAAACGCAATGGAGCAAATGAATAACAAGCCGACGGAAGGAGACGATAATGAGCACGTTCACGACGACTCTAAAAAGAGCGATTAACGATCTTTATAACGAGTCATCCGATCCTGACGAGTTTATTCAAGAATATGTTTCAGTAACGTTTGCAGGTGAAACATACGGTAAACTTCCTACTCTTCCTGATTGGGAAAAGATTGGGCTTGCCTTTTATCCAATCTTTGACGAGGGCTACCGACCAGTTATTAACGGTCTGATTATCGACCACTTCTATAACCGAGAAATTGGTACAGAAACAATTGATAATTGGGTGCTTATGATCCGTCGTAAGATGAATCTGAGAATGCCGTATTATAACAAGATGTTTGAAAGTCTTGCTATCGAGTATGGCCCGCTTGATACAATGAAGATTGTTAGTAAAAACGTTACTGAGATTGAATCTACAGAAAACGTTGTTGCTAGTAACAGCACTGATGCAAGTGCTGGCTCTGAGTCACGCGCGGTTTCATCTTCAACACCTCAGACTGTTCTTTCTGGAGATGAAGATTACGCTACCGGCGCTACCGATTCAAACAGTGATAGCACTAGCACTAGCACTTCCGATCAGGATAGCACTTCTACAGGAAATACAACTAATAACGCTGAAACCGAAGTAAGCGGTTATCAGGGTGCGGCATCTAGGCTTATGATGCAGTACCGAGAAAGTATCATTAATGTCAATGAAATGATTATTAATGATCTTGAAGTTCTATTCATGGGCATTCTTGACACAAGCGACTCCTATTTCAATCAAAGGTGGTATTCATCATGGTAAACTCTCTTCCTCCCTACCTGTACCCTATTTCGCCCATGCCGTTTGTTACACCTTTCACTTATCGTGATGGTGCAACTTTTCTTGAGCGCTTTCAGGATCTTCGCAACTACATTAACAAAGACGTTGTACCCTTTGTAAACAAGAACACCGGCGAACTTGCTGTAGTTTTTGAAGAGCAGGTTAATCTTCTTGTTGCTCAGGTAAATGCGGCTCTTGCCGATCAGACCGTTGACGTTGACCAGAAGATTACCGATCTTACGGCATATGTTGATGCGGCTGTTCAGGCTGTAATTGACGACTCGGTTGAAGTTCAAGACCCCGTTGTCGCTTCACTTATTAACGATGAGGATAGCGACACTCACACGGCGCTTCTTGCTTTCCTTACCGGGTTTGCTACTGAAGATCAGGTTAACGATATCCTCGATATTATTACTACTGGTCGTCTTAGCGAGGCAGAACTAGACGAACGTTACCTTGGCGATTCTATGGATTGGCGCGGGGCTTGGCTTACTGCTACTGCGTATGTTGTTGACGATGCTGTTTCTTCTTACGGCTCGTCTTACATTGCAAAGAGTGCCCATACTTCCGGTGCCACTACTCAGCCGGGGATTGGTTCTTCTTGGGCCACGGTTTGGGATCTTCTTGCCGCTAAGGGCGATCCTGGCGATGCCGCAGGCGGTAACGATGTTGCTAATGTGCGTAAGCATTTTGCACCTAAAGCACTTGCCGCACCGCTTACGGGGTCGCTTAAGACTGGCAACGTTGCTAAGGGAACTAAAGTAAAGCAGATTATTAACGATACGCTTTATAACGCTTTCCCTTCAATGGCGCTTACTCAGAGCGGTGTTCTTGTTGCCGTTTGGCGACAGGCTACCCATCACGATGTTGCGTACCCTGGTAGTATTTATCAGTCTCGTTCTTACGATTTTGGTGAGACGTGGGAAACACCTTTTGCTATCAAGACTGATGTTACGCTTGATCTTCGAGACCCCGGCATTACAACTCTTCGTGATGGGCGACTTCTTCTTCACTACCGTACTGCTGGCGCTAGTTTTGTAGACCACAAGGTTTACATGTCGTATTCTAACGATGACGGCGAAACGTGGGGAGGGGCTATTAATATTCCATTCACGTTTAATAACTATCTTCGTGCAAACGATAACATTATTGAACTTGAAGATGGAACACTTCTGACCACGGCCTACGGTAAGAACACTGGACAGACTTATCTTTCTGTTCGCATGGTCTCTACTAGCGATGACGGTCTTACGTGGAGTTCTGAATCTACTGTTGCCAACGGAAATACTGACAGTAAAGATTACAATGAAACTCAGTTGGGCGTTCTTCCTAACGGCGATATTCGAGCACTTGTTCGCAATGAAACCGGCACTAAAACCATTCTTCGTACAACCTCATCGAATAACGGTCTTACATGGGGCGCGCTTTCAACGGTTGTTGTTGGTTCCGGTCGTCCTACATGGATTAGGCTTAAGTCTGGCGCGCACATTCTCATTTATCGTCGCAATAGTGACTACTCTTTTGAGTATGTCACTTCATGGGATGAGGGAATTACTTGGACTGCTCCGGATATTTTCCAAGACGTTCTTACTGGCGGCAGTGCTTCCGCCTATGCTAGCCCTGTAGAACTTGCTCCCGGACTTATTGGTGTTGCTTATTCGGATGAAACTACGCCCAATACTAAGGCTTATGTTCGGTTTAAGTATCTTGCAGACGGCATTGGTATTACGCCTATTGGAGATTTCTTTAAAGGATCGACTAGCGATTCTACCGGGCTTACCGAGGTATTTATTCCCGCAACGGAATTCCTTGCCTCAACTGCATCGCCCACTCTTGGTGTTCTTAATGGCTATACTCCCGCATGGCTTATGGATCAGGCCACTATTGAGGCAGTTGCTTCTACGGTAAAAGTTCCGCCCACATGGCTCACTTATAACGTTACACTTATTTGGGCACCCTTTAACAACCTCACTTCTGCCAATGTTTTCTGGCGCGTCATCACTAACGATGTTATTGCCGGTGCCGTTGTTGGTGGCGGTAATGAGCAGGCTGATGCCACGGTTGCGGCACCCGCAACTGCTTACCAGGTTGTTAGTACTGTTGTTCAGAGTGGACAGGCTAAGCGTTCAAACATTATTAATCTTCGTGTTCAGCGCGTTGCTAATAATGCTGGCGACACTTACACTGGCGATGCGGGAATTATTGGCGTTCTTCTTACTAAGGCATCCTAACTAAATATGTATACCATCACTCGCTCGGGGAGCACACTAATCCTCAACGTTAATGGGGATCAGATTTTGTGCTTCCCGAGCAGTGTTGGAGAATGGTCAACCGATCCTTCACTTGAACTAACTATTCGCAAAAGCGGTAATCAACTTCTTTTGCTAAGCGGCCCACAAAGAACTTTTGCGGTACCCGTAACAACCGATACATGGATTGTTGACGGTCAAGAAGGGCCAGGGCCAGAACCAGGAACTGGCGACTTTTCATGGCCCTTTAATCCGTCTGTTATTACCTACGAGTTTCGCCCCGCTGGACGACCTTTCCATAACGGCATTGACTTTTCAGGCGGTGCCGCATCTTCTGGCCACCCAATCCCCGCAACCGGTGCCGGTGTTGTTCACTTTGCCGGTGTTGAGGGCGGCTACGGTAATAGCGTTGTTATTAATCACGGGGTGTTGTCAGACGGCGCAACATGGTATACTAGATATGGCCACGCAATCGACGGCAGTATTGCCGTTAGTGTGGGCGATCCTGTAATAAAAGGTCAAACAATTAGTGCAGTTGGCAATACCGGAAACAGTTTTGGCGCTCACTTGCATTGGGAAACTTTGCGTAACGGTACAGGATATGCAAATGGTGTTAATCCTAGAACTTTCCTAGCGGCTTTCGGAGACGGCAATGTCATTTACCCGTAAAGAATTTACTTACTATAATTTTAGTAGGGTATACTCACTTAATTGTCAGTACAATTTTATTCTTGGTAACCGCGGTGCCGGTAAGACTTACGGTGCTAAGAAAAAGGGTATTAAAGATGCAATTAGAACCGGGATTAAAAACGGGTTTGATAATTGCGACCAATTTATTTATCTTCGCCGCTATAAGCCTGAGATTGTTCTAGCAAAGATGAGTTTCTTTGCCGATCTTAATGCTAATGAAGAATTTCCTGATTGGGATTTTCGAGCACAAGGCAATGAAATGCAAATTTCTCCCGCGACTAATCGTAACGATAAAAACCGTGTTTGGAAATGCATCGGCTATTTTATTGCACTTGTTAATGGCCAGAACTATAAAGGCGTTTCTTTTCCTCGCGTAAAGACAATTATTTTTGATGAGTTTATTATTGAAAAAGGTCACCAGCAGTATCTCAATAACGAGCCTACTGCAATGCTCAATTTTTATGTGACAGTTGATCGAAACCAGGATAAGACTAGGGTTTTGTTTCTTGCCAACTCGGTTAGCATTACAAACCCATACTTTATTGAGTATGAGATTGAGCCTAAGCAAGCCGATAAAGACGGCTTTATTAAATCCGGCTTCCCACACCCAGTAACTAAACAACCTTTTGTTGCTGTTCACTTTATTCAAAACACAGAATATAAAAAAGAAGTTTATAACACTAGAATCGGCGGCTTCATTGCCGGTACAGACTACGGTGCTTACGCAGTTGATAACGAATTCCATGATAATCACGATGCACTAATTGAAGAAAAAACCCCCGATTCTGAGTACCTATTTACTCTTGAGGCTAAAGCCGGGACATTTTCTGTTTGGTATGATGCTAAACAAAGACAATTTTACGCGACTAGCAAACGCCCTAAGAAAGAGGTAATGTTCACTCTTCTTCCCGAAAAGATGAGCGAAGAAAAGACCCTAGTTGATTTTACCGATAAAATGATGGGTCGTCTGCGAACGGCATATCGCCATGCCAATGTGCGATTTAATAAAGCGCCCGTTCGTAACGCTTTCGTAGAAATCTTTAAGCGATGAGTGAAAGCATACTTATTACAGTACTTAATATTGCTAAAGACTTGGCAACGGTAGTGCTAGTTGCACTGTCCC